TCGATAAAACTTAATTCTGTAAGAGTTGGTTATAGAGATTTATAAGGCGTTTTTGGTTATTACACGCCTTATAAGAATTCTATATAAGTTATTAACTTTCTTTTACCCAAGCTGTACCATTCCATTTATATATATAAGAAGCAATAATTGTATCAGTATTACTATCTGTTAATGTATAGGTAGTGTTAGGATTAGTATATATAGTTGCACCAGTATCACTAGCTGTTAAAGATAAACTAGTAATTTCAGTATCATTGTTTACTCTATATGCTAAATATAATTTAGTAGAATAATATACCATTTCAGAACCATTTAATACAGTATCTGGTGTATCTACTGGTATATTATATATTTCAGCAATAGTTAATGCTTCAGAGTCAATAACATATTGACCATTTGAGTTAGCAACTATTTCAAAATAACCATCAATTAATTGAGGATTATTATTTATATCTTCACCATCAAAAGTAAATCTTGGATTGTGAGTAGTCTCTACTTTATAGCCAGGTAATATAGTTCCTGAACTATTTGTAGTAGTGTTAAACCAAGAATAATCAGATGTATTATTTGAAAACACATCTTTATTAGCTAAAATTACAGATCTTAATCCGTAATAGTTAGGTGTTGAACCGCCTAATGCATCAATTGTAGCATTACCAATACCTGTAGAGAAATTACCTAAAGTATTTCCTATACCAGTATTATTGGTTATTATTAATTTGTATATATTACTAACATACTCATTATTAACAGATGTAAATCTAATTTGATTTGTTAATGGTTGATCTTTTTCTATATTCCAATCAGTAATTTCTGTATTAATATCATCAACTATATCTTGAATATTATTAACAGCACCACTTAATGTAGGTACAAATCCAATATAATTTCTATTATAATTAATTGAAGAACTTCCAGGTTTAGTTAATTGAATATTAGTTTTACCAGCATTATCTATATCGCTTTGAGTAGTACCTAAAATACCTTGTGTAATACTTTTAACTATATTTGAATCAGAAAATGTTATATCTAATCCAATATCATCTTGAATAGATGTAGTCCATATAACTTTATTACTATCTAAAGAATCTATAGAAGCAGTAATATATCCACTTAAAGAAGAATTTAATGCATCTTTAAATTCAATAGCTGAATCAACTGAGTTTAAATTATTACTAAATGTTTGATCAGTTCCACCAGTAAATATAACTTTACTAAACAAAGGTGAACCATTTATAGTTTTAGTATATAAATCAGGAGCTGATATATTAAATGTTTCATTAATAACACCAGAAGTAGTAATTGAAGATGTACCAAAATTTATATCTCCCTCTAAGTTTCCAGTAATAGTTCCATTGGTTACATTAGCAGTCCACAATTCACTTAAGTTTGAATCAAATGGATTAACTGAAGTAAATGTAATTTTCTTTAATGTACTATCATATGTAGCAGAATAATTATTAGGAACTTCAGTAGTATTATTAATTAATGTAACTAAACCATCTCCTATTTCATCTGTATTATCATCATCTATAGAATCAGCTACAACACTTAATGTTATAGTACCTATTCCATCTGGTTCAGTTAAAGTAATAATAGTAGAACCTGAAGTACCTGCACCATCTGTTTCATATTCATAATTGTGAATTATGTTTGAACCATCAGCAGCTACATCATTTATTGTAAAAGATGTTATTTCATTTGTAGTAGAACCTGTATTAACAACTATTTCATATCCTGATAAATTTACAGAACTATTATTAGGTGAAACATCACTAGTAAAACTAGGTAATGAAACATCTAAATTATTTATATTTAAAGCTAATAATGATGTTCTAATTTCATTTAATGCTTCAATAGCGTTTATTCCAGGTGTAAGAGCAACATCAGTTAAACTTCCTAAAGATCCTAAACTTAAAGAATATCTAGTATTTGAACCTGTAACCCACCTTGTATTTGAAGTAGGTTCATTTGTATTATAAATATATAAATTATTATTTAAAATAAATTCATTATTTAATCCTATAATATCACTTGTATCTGAATAAGTTAGTTGTGATGTGTAACCACTACCACTATCAATATATACTTGCGTATCAGTAGTTGATACTATAATTACAGAACTATCATCTATAATATGAATATTATCTTCGCTATTTCTCATATTAACACTAGTAATAATATCTGAGCCTGACCATGTACCTGAATTTGAATAAACAGTACTAATTGCCATATCTTATCTCCTTTATTAGTTAAATTGTGCACCACTAGTTGCAACTAAGTCATCATAATTTAATATGCTTGTTTGAACAACTTGTGATCCAGTGTTAGTATAAGTAATTACATTGCTATTAGAACTTGCAGTAAAGTCACTTAAATTATTAATTTGTGTTGCTATAGCTGTAGCAGTACCCTCAATTGTTGAAGCCATACTACCAGTAAGGACACCATAGTCTGTTAAACTTAATACATATTCTCTAATAGGGTTTTGTACATTAGTATAATCGCTATCTAAAGTAATTGTATAAGTATTAGTTGTACCAGGTCTAGATAAATTTATTTCCCTTACCTTTGAACTTGTAGTAACTTTTATAGTATCATCATCTTGAACCTTAATAGATAGAACACCACTAATAGTTTCAACATCTTGAAATACTTTTTCAAATCTATGATAATATTTAATTTTAGTACCATTATACCAAACAATAATATTTTGATTTGCGTCTATAATGTTATTATTAATATCTAAAGTAGATATTGTATCTAATATTGCCATTATTTATTCTCCTTAATTTTTATTGATTAGTTAAATTGTGCACCAACAAGAGCTTCTTCAACTCTAGGTATTAGGTTACAATCATAAATAGTACCAATTGAAGTTGATGAATTATAAACTAAAACATCGTCTCCTAAATTGATAACATTATTATTAACATTTGTTATTCTAGTATGATACTTCCAAGTATTTACATCTAATTTAAATACAAATAATTCTCTATTAGACATTACATATATTGTTGTAGTACCTATAGAAACAGATCTTCCAAAGTCAGTTCCTACACCATCAGCTACAAATGAACTTAATTCTACAGTATCATTAACTATTACACTGTTATTTGCACTATCAACATTTAAGTAACCTGCAGGACCCCATACTTTAGCATTTGAAACTGATTTTCTAACTGTATCGTTTTGTAAATCATCAGCTAAATTAATATGTAATAATTCTTTTTGAGCTACATTACCTCTTGTACCAGTAAAACTTATTTCTTGTACTTCATTTACTGCTGTACCTGAATTAAAATTAGAAGGAAATGTAACAGACCCTGAACCATCAGATTCACCAGTTCTAGTAATTGTATTAATAGAAGTTCCAGCATATCCTAATTTTTGAACAGCTGAAGACGGAGTATATGTATCTCTCATATTGAGACCATTATTATCATCAGCATATCTAATTTGTGTATATCTATTAACAACACCAAATGGATTATTAGTATCAGTAGGATCTATAATAATTCCAGAAACACCAGAAGTAATACCACCTGAAGTTGGTCTAAATACACCATAATCATAAGAGTTAGAAAAAGATCCTCTAGCAAACTGATTAATAGGTCTTACCCAAAATACTAATGTATCTGTAAATTCAATATCAAATACTTTATGTGTTACAGTTGTACCTTGTGTAAATGGACCTGTAGATGTTCTAAATGAAATATTAAACTCTCTATCAGCAATAGCATTATTAATATCATTACCAATATAAATTTCAAATGTTTCTACTAATCCAGTAGGTACAGTCCATTGTAATTCTACAAATGGTGTAGAAGATTCTGTATCACTATTAACTGAAGTTAAATCAGTAATTGATCCAAAGTTCCTAGGATTAGCTAAGTTTGTATTTGGAGCAGGTTGAAACTCTGTTAATGCTTCTTCAGTATATGCATCTGCATTATATTCTTGAGCAGTTATTGAATAACCTGATACACCATCACTATTCATTTCAGTTTCAGTAATAGAATTAATTCTAAATGATTTATTTGTAAATCCATAAGTATCATTTGTAACTGATATTATATCTGTAACTTGTAAAGCTAATGCTCTTGTATCTGTTTTAAAAGAAATAATTAAACTATCTCTTGATTTTTTAATAATAACATTAGCAACTCTTTCAGCCATAATATTATTATTTATAAATT